CTGAAATCGTCGAGGCGAGGAAGACTCCGTGGAAGAGTACCTACCATTATCCATGCCAGGCCGCTTTGCGACTCGCTCTTACTACTAAACCAAAAAACAAGCCTCGTCTTGTATGGGTTTATCCTGCTGCGATGGCGACGTTAGAAGCTAGGTTTTATGGTCCAATAATGGAGAGGTTATTCCGCTGCTTGTTGTTTTCATGGGACTTTTCTTTTTTGCGAGGGGAAGTACATGAACTCAAACATTTCCTTACCGGAGACACAATCTATGGCACTGACGTGTCCGGGTTTGATGCTTCCGTTCCTGCCGAGATGATCGAGGTTATATTCAATTGGATTTCATCTAAATTTAAATTAAGTCCTGTAGACAAGAAAGACTTTCACCTTGTGAGACGCTACTTCGTGTACACTCCCTTGTGGTACAAACATTCCTTGTATCGCAAGCGTCGTGGTGTACCGAGCGGTAGCTTCTTTACGCAGATTGTTGACTCTATAGTTAACGCCGCTTATCAAGTAGTGATAGCCTGTCGTCTGCAGTACAGAGATGAATCGATTGAGGGCCGTTGTATTGAAGACATCTTCAGATTTTTGCGCGTACTGGGCGATGATGCGTTGGTATCGCTGCGCGGTGAATACTCGAAATCACGAATGACTGATGTTATGTTAAGCTTTTCAGAAATAAGTGGTGTAGAGATTCATCCTGACAAAGGCTTTTATTTTTCTCGCGGTGACTTTGCGTCGCTTAGCACGAAAATTAATTTCCTTGGCTTTGATATGCATTTTCTTCAGCCCCCCTATCTGCGTAAAGATCCTTACTTGATTATGGCACAATGCCTCTTTCCTGAGCAGCCTGAAAAGCATGTTGGTATATCAATGGCACGTTTGATTGGCATCAAATGGTCGTCTGGTGACGACCCTGAGCTCTTAGACATTTGTAACCACTTCTGGAACAGACTGAAAGAGCGTTATCCTGATGCCGTTGCAACTGAGATACCTCGTGAATATCATACCCTGTTCCGGTATCTATTTGGAAATTGGCAACCTAGTGTTGAATACTATCCAACAAACAAGCAAGTTATTGCGCGTTATCGAATTCCTCCTCGTGCGTATTATAACGATCTTGGAAATTTCAGTAATTATTGGAAGTACGTAAGACACAGATGGAGCCCTGTGACTGATTATCACGTGAAATCTGTAGCTATGTTGCGTTAGACTATAGGTGAGGGAGTTCTTGTACTCCCGAGAGGAAAAAACATTATAAGACGGTTAAGCCAGTTGATACCGATAACAGCGACCTGGCCTGGCGCTTTATGCCAGTTTCAATACGTTCGTACCCTTAAGAACACGAGCAAGTATGAAAATAAATTAAAAAAAAAAAAAAAAAAAAAAGCGCGTACGGAAGAGAGTAGTGCAGGGAAACGAGTGATAAATATAAGACCACGCCG